TAAACTACTTACAACATAAGTATTAATATTATTAGCTATAACATTTATTATAGGTTGAATTTGACGACTTACTGAACTAAGTTCTACGTCCCCAATTCTTACTGTGCCCGCAACTGTTCGTATACCGTCTGGGCTTAAAAATACTAAGTCGCCACCAATTTCTTGGATGCTATGATTATCTAAGCAGCCTACATTTTTTGTTATAGGAGTGACCACAATAGTTGAACTGCTATTAATATTTTCTAATTTATAAATACTATTCTTACAAAAAATAATTAAGTCGTTTCGAAATGAACGAATGCCAATTACTTTGTCATCAAGTTTAAGCGTACCCGACCCTGTACTTGTGAAATCATCTATATCGTCCGTTCCACTATAATAAATTGTATTTGGATTAGTGCTATCCCCTGCGACAACTAAATGTCTATCGTGAACAATACAGGTTTTAGGATAGACAGTACCAGAAACAGTAATCTCTTTTGCAAAATAAGTACGACCACTTAGCGCACCTGAACCCGTCATCTTAAAATAAAAAGGTTTTGTAGCTGAAGACTCGTCTGTAATTACAACTTCGCCGTAAGTAGAATCACCTTCATATAATGTAAAATTACATTGCGCTTGAGTTGTCCTCGCTGCTGCGGAACGCCCTGTAAAGGCAGTATAGTTATCTCCGCCCGCTGCTACCGATGCTTTATTAATTTGAAGCCACGTTTCTCCGTCTAGCGTGAAATAAATATTTGTGCCAGAGCAAGCAATAAGGCCGTCCGCATAAACAAAAAGACCGAGAATAGCATTTGTACTGTTTGGTTTTGTTGCGTCATCACCGCCGAAAGGAGCAAAGCCATTGATACGTCTATAGCCCCCATCAGAGTCTACTTCAAAATTTTCTAAAGTTGTAGCAATTCCGGGCTGTGCCAGCATTTCAAATTGATTTAGATTAGTGTTTAAGCCGCCCTTGCAAGACACACCATATGGTTGTGATTGAGCCACGTTAGGTAAACCTTATGCGGTCATCTTTAAAATAATTAGGCGTTGCGTCCATCAAATGTAGCTTCATTGTTTTTAAGCCACGTTTATAATCTTCCAAAGCAAAGGCAGCATTTTGTGCGTTATCTTTAAATTGGTGCATGTAATATCTTGCTCTATTAATAAGAACAGACGTATACAAATCTGGAAAAACTACTTCATCCCCATGCGCGGATAACTCAGTAGGTAAAGTATAAGCAAAAAACCAAATACGATATACTTGGTCTGGTATAGGTGAGAGTCCAAATTTTCGATTACCGGGACTTTTAATAACTCTTGAAGGTGTCCCTCCGTTTGCTTGGTCTGCATCATCTTTATTCTGCCCAAGCCTATAGTAATCTTTCCATTCTTCTGTGCTCGTATATCGTAAATTACGAATAGTATAAGGCGCACTTTCTCCACTAACGCCTACCGTTGTAAGCATAAAGTTATCCCAATCTACAGAACCATAGTCATCTTTTATACTGCTTGCTGCCGCTTTTAATTCATACCAACGAGTTCCCGCAACAGTTTCAATATAGGTATTACCATACATCGGGTCTGTTGCACCAGACTCCCCAATAGCTAAAAAAGGCCACTGAGGCTCCTCATTTACCATATCAAGATATGACCTATTGATAAGGTCTTTAATATGTGTCTGGATACCCGTAGAGTCACTAAAATTAGCAGCGGTTAATTCTACTTCATTTAATTCTCTTATGATTTCATTAGCTAGTTGAAGATAGGTTGTAGCCATGTATTAGTATCCTAAAGTTTTCATCCGTTGCTCAGAATTATATTTAACTCCTTGCTTGTGCCCTGAGTTATCAAACTTATTTTCTAGTTCGAAAATACTTTCGTGGTCTTGTTTACCATCAGGTACTTTTTTTTCTTCGGGATAAATATCCATTTCGCTGAATGGAAACATTATCTGCATCATTTTAGTTTCTCCTTTTCTTGTGTAGCCTCTTTCTTAAAGATACGGTCATAATTTTCATTATATTTTGCTTTATCGAAACCCTTACGAAAACGGCTTTCTTTACTAACCTTTGTACCAGTATGCATTACAAAAGGTTTTTCGTTACTTCCCAGTTGTGGCATTTTTAAAATTCCTTTAAGAAAGGCTTGGGGGCCTCGAAAGACCCCCGCACCTAATTTTAACGTTAGTCGATTCCGTAGAACGCTGACGCGAGGGCACCGCCTCGTAGCACTTTACCGCCATAGACGTGTAGACCACGCACAATGTCGCCAAAGCTGTCAGGGTCACGAATGACTTCCGTACTGGTGATAGTCTGAGCAGTCGCTGTCGAACTAATATGTCCAGCAATACACTTACCAGCCGCATTGGTGGTAGAAGCGATGTTGTTGGTTTTATACATATTGAATCCACGCAGCTTACCAGAGCTAACTAGACCATTACGAATCGAACCTTGTCCAGCATTATAATCTACTGACAGAAGTTTCGAAGAGCTTTGAACAAGCACTTCGTAGAACTCTGGATTCGCTAGAAACCAGCGTCCTTCTTCCGGCACATTCTGCTCGTCGAGAAGACGGGCCATGTGTGAAAGAACGTCAATAGGGTCATGCTCTGAAGACCCGAAACCAATATCCAAGTTACCAGTACCATCAAAGGTTCCAGCAGCAAGGTCAGTCGCGCTGTCCGAACCTAGAATGTGGTTAGGACTCGAAGCTGATACGCCAGCAAACATGACAGCGATTACACCTTCATCGAAAGCATCACGCAAAGCGTAAGCCGCCGAAGACGTAGCCGCGTCTCGCCAGTTGACATTCGACATATTACTTTCAATATCATCAACGATAAATTTGAAAGCATTCGCCGTATCAACTACCAACGTAACTTCTTGGTCGGTTAGTTTAGTTGCGGTGACATCTGCACCACGCTCATACTGATAAACAGTAATTTCCGGTTCTTTGATAATTCTTACACTATCACCAAAACTAGTTATTTCACCAGCGTAGTCCGTATTCGTAATCGCTTCCGCTACAGAAGACTTACGAAAAAAGTTTAGGACTTGCTTAGAATAAACTTTAGGTAAAAAGAAAGAGTTAGTTTGACCTGCAACAGAGTTAGCAAAGTTAGCATTAGTATCTGTGCTTGGCTCAAAAAACTGGTCTGATTGATTATACGCCATAGTATTGTTCTCCTAAGTTGAGTATTATTTTACTACTCTGCCTTCGGATATAGCTTGTTGTATTTCATCTTCATACTTATCAAACTGGTCCAAGGACATAGCAGCTATTTCCCGTTCAGTCCAGATTTTAGGTTCTTGTGTGTCAATGGTTTTTGTTTTAGTTGAAACCATATCCGCTGCCGAACCCTTTTGTCTGGGCTGTGATTTAGTTTGAGTTTGTATCCCATTCTCTATTTTATAAAGGTCGATGGCTTTAGAAGCAAGTTGAGCATTATCAGGGTTATTATAAATCCACTCCTGAATCTGCTCCGGTTGCACCCCCGCCCACTCATGAAAAGACTCAGAACCTCTAATATCTTCAAAATCTGGATGGTTAGCTATTAAATCTGCTTCAGCTTCTCGTTTAACGATTTTAGCTTCGCGTTCTTGAATAGCTTGTAACTGTCCTTGAAGTTGATTAACTTGTTCTGAACTTCGTAAGTGTGCTACGGTTTCTACCGTGTCATACAAATCAGGGTACTCTTGTTTAAACTTTTCCAAATCCTCTTGAGTTTTGGGAGTCGTGTATCTAGGCGATGTTTGCGCCTGCATTTCTTGTTCACGTTGTTTAAACTCATTTACCTTTTCATCGTAGTGACGCTTTAAGTCATCGTATCTTTTTTTATAGTTAGTACGTTTTTTAGGAGCCGCAGTATTTAGTTCGTCAGGGGCCTCATTATCTTCGAGGGTAGCCTGTTGCTGTGGTTTTTCAAAAAACATTTGTTCCGCAGTGTCTACATGTGGGCCGTCAGCTTTGTGCCAAGGCTTATTCATGTTATACGGATTCGGTGTTTCCTCCTCTACTTGGGTTACTTCACTCATGTTATATCTCCTACGGGGCTTGTACTCTGCAAGGTAGCCATACTAATTCTTTCTTTTGGCCTAAGAAAAACTTATGGGGCTTGGCTTGTCAAGGTAGCCGTAAATTAAAATTACCTAAGACTGGGGGTTTTGTTAGCTTTGATGCTCATTAACTTTCGTATGTCGTCACCTGTGCTATCCTCCAGTCCTAAGCCGTCCTCGTAACCTTGGATTGAACCTCCAAGATTACGATTCTTTCTCATCATACCACCGTCGTAAGCACGTTCAGCATCATCCATCATAGTTTGGAGATTGTCTGCGCCTAATTCTTCAGTGGCTTTCTGAGTCATAACAAACTCTCCGTCCGATAAACGTGCGGGTATTGAGTCTGATATGCCATTTCCGGGGCCTGTAACTTCACCTGACCCGGAAAATTCAGAGGCTGTTTCCACTACCTTGTCAAATATCATACTTAGTTGTGGGTCTTCCTCTAAAATCTGTAATAAATATTGTTGTTCTTCTGGAGCTAAAGATTCGTTTATAATAAAAACTAAATGATTATCTTCCATTTGTTCGTCTGGTACTTGTGCTTCCGCTATTTCTTCAGGGGTAGCATTTGCGTAAGTATCTTCTGGAACCTCTTCCATAGGTTCTTCCATAGGTTCTTCCATAGGTTCTTCAGGCATTTCTTGGGGCATTGCCATCAATCCTTCGCGAGGTACACCACCTTCAACTTTAGTAGCTCTTGATGCGGCGTCGCTTCGAGATTCTTTAATATCTTCTCTTAGACTATTTAAAGCTTTTTTAG